GACTGAAGCCATAGGAATCTATAAAATCATCCCAGTCATCGCCACAACCATTAAATCTCCAGTCACAATATAGTGATCTATTGATTACCATTTTTTGGATCGTATTTGGTTTAGTCATTAATTTTCCTCCTGGATAACGTCATGTAGTTCACCGACTTCCCAACTATCATCTGCTGGTTCTTCGCCATTGTCAGTTCTAACGTAGAAGTGGTGTATGGAATCTTTTAATATATCTCTTGCCTCCTCTTCGGAATCAGCTTCAACACAAATAATTCCTGTTTGTGTAACAGTAAATTGATAATCAGCCATTATTTTTCCTCCGTATTAGTCCACTCAACATAGTAGAAGTCTTGGGATGGGTAACTTTCAATTTCTTCAAAGTCTCCATAATCATCAACAGTTCCATATTCATCAATAAATTCCTTAGGAAGTTCATTTTCAATAATATGTGATGGGACGTAACCAACATTAGATATTAGATCATCTAAACTAATAGTGGCTACATCTTTTTCCCCTAGTTGTTTTTCAACGATGTAAATTAGATCATCATAATCATCAGAATCTGAAAATTTCCAATCAAGAAAAGTTTTTCTATCAATGATAAGTTTTTGTTTAGTCATTTTCGTTAGCGAATTTTCGTTTTTGAAAAGTGTAAAAGTGGGCGGTAGTTGAGTACGCAATTGTTTGAACTACCATTAAGTATGTTGATCTAGAATTAACTCTCATACACCCACTTCACTGGACTTACATAACTGTTACCTACCTTGAACATCTATTTAAAGATTCGTTAATAAATTAACTTTGCAATCGTTGGCCTACAGTTAATGCCAGTTCATTATTCCACCCTTTTAAGAAAGTGCGATAATAAAATATTCATAGCTTTTTCTTTTTCTTCACTATCTTTTGAAGTCTTATATATATTTTTTTGATCTTTATATATTTGATATTTTAAAGTAATTTTATCTTGTCTTTTATCATGTATTTCTATTTGGTTATCTTCTTCCCAAGTCTTTATATCTTCTTGATCTAGAGCAATATCATACCATGCATAAAAAGTACTTTGATGTACATATTTAAACTCATTTTTAATTTGTTTTATTACAGCGATTTTACTGTAATTTTCTCTTATTAACTCTTTCATTCTTTCAATACAACTTTCTTTGTATGGATTTTGTTTAACCATTTATTTATCCTCTCTTATCTCATCAAATTCATAGTTATAAAACATATCATCTTGATTTACGTCACTATATTTATAGTGACCTCTATTGTATTTGGCTATCGCTTCATCCTTTGATTCAGCCTCGATATATATATCGTTATATCCAGTGAATCTCTCTTGAATAATATATTTCATTTATTTATTCTCCAAAAATGTTTTAAATAAATATTCTTTATATCCTTTTCTACTTCCATATATACCTTTAACAGTTCTATTATCAGAACTTATACCTGATTTCCAGGCTTTACAATTCATAGGGATATTTTCGCTAATAGCTATCAATATCTGCTTTAAATTCCATGAGTTAGCATCATGTTTAAGACATAATCCTAATTCATTTAATTTTTGACCTAACTTTATATAACTTACTGGACTATTTGAAGCAAAATCTCTCATTTCATGCCTAATTTCATAGCTATGCCAGTATTTAACAAAAGTAAAACTAAAAATTTTACCATCTTTTTGTTTTTCTTCATGCAACCAAAATCCATTATCTAATAATGTTTGGGTACAATTTTCACTAATTTGTATTTTCATTTTTTACCTACATATCTAGGGTTATCTTTTAAATGGTATGGATTATATTTTTTTACTTTTTTATATAAATCTAAGATAGATTCTCTTTCATCTTGATTAAATTTCTTTAAGTCAAAATTTACTATTTCATCAAGTGCTAAAAATAAAGCACTTGCATCTTTTTCTTGTAATCTAAGATTCATTACTTATTCTCCTTTAAAAATTCAATAGCTCTATTCTCTATAGCTTCAGCAACATAGGGATTAATCTTTATAAAATTAATTAGATTCAATCCATCATCACTTTCTATTGGAATACCACTTTCAAGAGAATATTCTAGATATGCTTTATTCCAAAATTTTTGTTTTTCTTTAGAAGTCCAATTCATAATTTTTCTATCCTTACTAATGTGTATTCATTCTCTTCTATCTCTTTATATTCCTTTTCAGAGATAGTGTATTGACTATGCTGAACTATATAATCCATTCTTCTTTGAACTTCATCATTCAACCATTCTTCAGCTTCATATTCAAATTCAAAAGTCTTAATAACTGGGTTAGTATCAAGCGAATCAATCGCATAGGTAACTTTGTAATTCATAATTAATATTCACTTTCTAAAATTTTTCTTAATCCTGTCTCATCATTTATTGCATAACATCTTCTTATGCCCTGATTCTCATAGTATTCAGTACAATCAATTAAATATTCTCCCATAATTGACTGAAATACCATTTCATTCATAGGTTTTTGTTTTTGGCCTTTAATAGGCTTTTCTTGTTTATTCATTGTAAGATTTGTATAAACTAATTAAATGATATCATAATAATGTTTATATGTATATAATTTATATGGTTATTTGTTTATAAGTATTTCTTATATAAACCAATAAAAAAAAGAGTCTTATTTTTAAGACTCTTGTAATTCTTTAATAATTGTTTTGTATTCATTCTCAGGGATATACTTATTCCAATAAGTATTATTTAATGTTTGAGAATTAGATAAAAATTCTTCTCCAAGAATATAGACCAACATATGAAGCAATTTAAAAGGATCGCTTAAATCTGTTGTAACTTCTCCAAAATTAAATTTTTCATATTCCTGGACTTTCTCTAAAGCTTCAAATATGCCGTATTGGTCAAGATACTTTTTACAATCTGACGTATAGCAACAAAAATAGTTAGTATTAAAAATTTCATTGTGTAAATCACAACCGTAAGTGTTCATACATTCGTTGTCTTTTAAATAGTTAATAGCCGTTTCTTTGACTTCTTCAATTAATGATTGAGTCATAATAAAAAAATGTAAGATTTAAATAAATTAATTAAGTTAATAATTAATTTTTACTTAGCAGTATAAAAACTGCTAAATAAGAATTAATCTATTAAGTAACTAGGGCAGTTTATAGACTCATATATTATTTTTTTATTTATTTCATGTAAGTTACTTATAAAATTATTATCTTCTTTCAATACCTTTTGAGACTCATATTTAGTTATTATCTCTTTTTTTAATTCTCTAAATGTTTCTATATCTTGTAATGCTTCTAACTTCTCCAATACTTCAGCTATTTCTTTATTTGTTAAATTAAGAAATAATTTTAATTCTAGATAATTTGAATCCATATTATAGACCTCGAATTAATAAAGTTTTTTTAGCTATCTTTTTTTGATAACTACTACCATTTTTAACAAGATAAGAGCAAGCATCATTATCATTGTTATTAGTACACTGGTTAAGCGTACTTTTATTTAATCCACTATCGAATGCTAATAGGAATAATCCGAACATCGAAGCGAATAAAAAGAAATTTCTCATAGTAAGATTTTAAATAATTTTCTTTTTTAAAGGTTTACTAATCTTGTAAAATAAATTTATCAAATAAATATTTTTACTATTGAGATTTAAAAAAATAAGTAGTAGTAAAAAAGGGTTAAGTAATAAATAAAAAATTAGATTAGTATTCCTATTTTAAATTGTACCAAATATAAACAACTTTTTATATTATATTACAGTAACTTAACATAAACTTATTTATATATCATTATGAATTAATATATTATTAATTACAAATCTTATTATGTCACCTGAACTTATTAAATGGTTAGCAGATATGCCCAAAGAATACAAATTATCAGGCAGTAAGGAAGCCTACTACAACGGAGAAAAACAATTGAAGTTGTTTCTATCTAAGAAAAATTAAGGCCTACTGTAAAGGCTTACACATAGCTTAGAATTAAAATTATTTTGTAGCTACTAGGGGTGTAGTTGCAGAATAATTTTTTTATTTTGTGTGCGTGGGGAACTTAAATATATATTGATTAATTTTTTGGTTCTATGCGAATGGCGAGTTCTGGAGCTTGAATATTAACTGTTTCTACGGATTCACCTATTACTTTGCCGAGAGAGTCTAGGATTTGAGCAGCTGTTTGAAGCTGACCTTTTTTAACAGCTTTGTTGAATAAACGGATTCTCATGGCTTGAAGGCGTGGAAGCATAGTTTCTCTATCTTTTTCCCAATCTTCTTTATTCCATTCTTTAACTTTTTTCCAATCTTGCCATGCGGTTACTTCGGAAATTGATTCAATTTTTGCGTGTTCTAAGACTAAAGCACGAGTTGTTTTACCTTCTAGTTGGCGAGTGTAAAGTCTTTGTGATCTTTCCTGTACTTGTTGTGCAGAAGAACGAGCAACAAATCGCATTTTACGTTTAGGTTGTTCTATTGGTTGATCTGTAGGAAAAGTAGAAGAAGCCACGGACTTACTTTTTGTAGTATTTATTGGAATAATAACCTAAAAAAGGATGAATAGGCTATAAATAGGGGGTATTAGTTGAATTTTCTGTTATTTTTAAGGTTA